TTGAATAAATGCACCCAATGCCAACCCAACATTAATCATATCTGCTGCACTTAATGTTGCAGTTGAATTGTCTGCCAATGTCCAAATAATACTAAATGGTTGACTATTTGATGTGGCAATTTGTGCCAACTGCACTGCACCCATAATTCTATTCTGTGATATAATATCGCTCTGAAACTGCATTGAATTCCAGGTAAATCCTGCATTTATTGCAGCATCACGTGATGCCTTGATTAATTCCCATTGTGATAATTGGACACCGGCTAATGTTCTTGCATCCAGCCATTGACCAGATGAATAGTCAAATGTATAAATTGGATTAGGCGATGCCGGAATATTAACCAGAACACCATTTACAACATATTGGTTATCAATATCAGCATCAGATCTTATCCACGAATCACCAACGGTGACCAATGATTCCAAACCTTCAGGACAGCAGGATATGGCACGAATTCTTCCATTTGTTTCATAAATTGTAATTTTGCTGGTTGTCATTATCGCATTGTTCCCATTAATAAAATATTACTTGTGTTAACTGACATCCACGATTGAATGACATTAACGTAAATAGTTGCCACATACACGCCTGCCGCAGCACCAGTTAAATTAATCGATGGTGCCATTGAACCATCGTGACCACCAGATAGTGTTAAGAATACAGCAGGACCGTTGAATGTATTGATTAAGGTTGTTCCTGCCAAATTATATTGCTTAAGAATTATATAACATTCTGCCGGAGCATCACTACCACCCGAACCACCTGTAATATTAACTGAACCATTTGAATATATAGTTCCCGCCTGTGAAAGTGTTGTCGTTGCTGTTGCAAAGTTACCGCCTGTTCCAGCACCACCACCAGATGTAACACCAGATGCAGGAACTGTTACTGATTGACCTGCAATTGTTAAAGTTGTAACAGCCGCAGTAGCCAGAACACCAGATGCCGCAGTAATTGTTCCAGTTGCAATGTTAGTTGCTGTGATAGAATTACCGGCAATATTTGTTCCTGTGATAGTTGATGCTGCAATCTTGGCACCAGTGATAGTTGATGCGGCAATATTAACGGCATCAACTGCACCAGCAGCAATCTGAGTCGTAGTAATTGTCCCAGCGGCTATATTTGCCGCAGTAATTGTCCCAGCAGCAATCTGAGTCGTAGTAATAGTTCCTGAAACTATATTCACTGCCGCCACAACATTGGCCGCCAATGTTCCTGTAGTAACAGCACCAGCGGCTATGGTACCAGCAGTAACTGATCCTGCTGCTAAAGCACCTGCTGTGATTGCACCTGCAGCGATTTGAGTTGCCCCTATACTACCCGCTGTGATATTACTCGACACTACTGAATTCGCTGCAAGTTTGCCGGCAACAATAGCGCCTGCAGTAATTGAGTTTGATGTCACTGAGTTTGTTGCCAAATTACCTGAACTTGGATCAATTGCAGCAAGATTAGTTTGCGCTGCCGTTACCGCACCAGCAGCCAATGCTACCGTGTTAACTGCACCAGCAGCCAATGATGTCGCTGTTACCGCACCAGCAGCCAGTGCTCCAGTATTGTCAATGGCAGCAACTGATAACTGAGCGGCAGTAACCGCCCCTGCTGCGATAGCCAACGATGTGACTGCATTGTTTGCAATAGTTCCCAGGGTAACAGAGTTAAGTGCCAAATTACCATTAAGTGGATTAATGGCAGCAACATTCAAATTGCTGGCAGCAACCTCACCTGCACCGATGTTGACTTGGGTGATAGTATTATCTGCGATTTGATCACCAGTAATTGTTCCTGAGATATTTGCAGCATCAATTGAAGCAGACCAAGCAGCACCATTATAAAAATAGATAGTATCATTTGTTGTAAGGTAAAACCCTTGTCCAATTGTCCCTGTGCTTGGAAGAACACCTCCCACACCAATCGCAGTATTCGCCCCCCAAGTTATACCCAGTGGCACAGCAGAATTCGCAATAAGGATTTGTCCATCACTACCTACAGGTATTCTTGCTGGAAGTGAACTATATCCAAACAAATCACCCTTAGTTGTCACTGGTGGAACATATGTAGAACCCCCTGTAGCAACACCACCTATGTTATCATAATTTGTAATTATGTTTCCATATTGATCTTTTACAACCATATTGTAATAAAGACCATTAATCAACCAAATTTCAGGTGATAAACCAACCGAATTTAATATGATAGGATCAGTGTTTGGTGTTAGACCGGCGCTATCTTGAAATGTTGCTTGAAGGTCTGTGAATGATCCGGCTTGATAAGAATATATATTTCCACCTGACAATATATTTCCATTGTTATCAAAAAATCTTTGGCCATTAAATAATGGGCTTAAACTAACTGGTGTCGACATATTCCTCTTGACCTTTTTACTGTTAAATACTATAATAAGTTGTCTAAACAAACTTTTATAGGTGAATCAAATGTTTTCTGTTCTTATAATCGCTATCCCCACAATGTTTATATTAGGTATTATGGGTGGAAGTAATCTTAAAAGTGATACTATTTTTGGTTTTGTAATGCTTGCTTTACTGCTATCTGTTTTTGCTTACTTCAATCTTTTCCTTGTATTTTGCTTCATTGTTTTAATGATTGGCTGCACAATTATCTATTATGTGTTTAAGTATATTTCCGCTGTTATTAAAATAATCTTTACTGCTTCAAATTCGAATTAATATATTGCCCCAATAAACTTGAACTATTTACAATTGGTTGTGTTGCAACAGGTGCCAATGATGACGCACGTTGCACCACTGCCTGCAACATTGGACTTCCTGCATATGCCATTGACATCGGTTTATATAAATCTGTTGCTAAATTCTTTGCACCATAACTTGCACCAATTATGGTGGATAAACCAGGGGCACCAAGTGCAGACCCAATATGTTCACCAGCCAGCCCACCCAATACCGACTGTCCAAGATCAGATGCCACCTTGCCATATGAAGGTCTAAACGGCTGAGTTATATTACCAATTATATCGGTATTCATTTCATTTGATTCTGGTAGATTCATACCTTGACGTGGAATGCCCTTTGCGGTTGCCATAGATTCCGGTAGAGCAGCCATTTGATCTCTGGCATTTGATATAATATCCTTCTTTGTATCTCCACCAAATGTTTGTCCTAACTGACTTAATGCATTCTCATCACCACTCTTTGCCTGAGTAATTGTGTCACCCAAATAACTAAATGCATTCTTAATACCAGATTTATTAACCAAATTACTTAATCCTTGAATACCACCAGCCAATATTGGAGCAGCGACACCACCTATTGCTGCATTTGTTGCAACATTAGCCGGTAAATCACTTAACTTTGTCGTATCAGTAGCACCTTGAACAGCACCTATTGCGGCACCGCCTTTTGCTGCCTGTATTGCTGTTTGCCCCATAGTTGCAATTGTAGGGGCTGTCTTAGCCAAACCAAGCAAACCTGCCCCAGCAGTAGCAACTGCAGGTGCCAAAGAACCAGTAATATATGATCCTGGATTCTGAGTAAATGCATTCAAGTTTTGTTGCTTTTCTCTATCAACTGAATCAGTGACATTTTGCCAGAATCCATTTTGATTACCTTCTTGCATACCGTTCGCATCTTTTGATCCAGTCAATTGAAGTATAGCATTATGTGTCGCATCAACCAAACCATTTGCCCATTTACCAACACCCAATGTTGATGATTGGGCAAATCCACGCACTGCTGATTCTCCCATTGATTGTTGTCTTTGAGTAGGTTGATCATTAGTTGAAGATAGGTTAGCAGTTGTTGATGGCTTCGACATTAAATCTTCATAACCTGGAATTGATACCTGAGCCGTTGTTGGAGTCATCAAATCTTCATAGCCTGGAATCGCGGTTGGATCTGCCATATTATAAATCCTGTCCAGTTCTTTGTTTAAATCGGGTCATCATATCATTATAATTCAAACTTGGGTTAGCCTTAAGTGCTGCCTTTATAGATGTTCTTTCTGCATTAATATCAGCAGGTGACATTTTCTGAAGTTGCGCATTAGTTGGTGCAGATGCATTTGGTGGTGTTGGAGCACTTGGATTTGTGCCAAGTCTATTTTGATTTGCACCATTGATATATTGGTTACCTTTTTCAATATGCAAATTTGATTGATCAGCAGCCGCTGCTGCAATCCCACCTGCTGTCATCGAATCCATCTTCAGTAATGGATTTGATTGATTTAAGTTATTATATGATGTCATTGCTTGTGCAAATTCTGGACTACCCTTCAATTTGTCTGCATTCAATTTTAACCAGTTACCGAATGATGAGTTGAATTGTGGATCAATACTGCCATCTGGTAATTTATTCACACCAGTAGCAGATAAAGCAGCCATATTTTTAGATAGATTATTCCAATCTTTAGCATTACCATATTCATTTTGTCCCTTCATAGTTAAATCTGATGCAACTGCTGGTGTCATATACTTTGATCTTAATGCACCACCTTGTGGTAATGCAAATATTTGAGCAGCAGATAAATTACCAACATTAGTCATACCTGCATCAGTGGCATCTTTTCTCACAGACACACTTACACCTGAATCTGGATCACGATAATCAGCACCATTTAGTCCACTTGCGCCTGCCTGCAAACTATTTTCTCTCGCAGTCTGTGCATTGAACCCCGATGTATTGGCGTTTTGTTGACTAATTCGAAGTTCAGTATCCCTTTGTTGTTGTTCTTTTTGCACTTGTGGAGACATACTTGAAATTGCCATTGCTTTATTATATGCAGGATCGAATGAATATGTTCCGCCTGGTTTATCTGGTTGTCCTAAAATAGATGTGACAGGCACAACACTGCCAAATTGATCAGCAGCACCTTTGATGTATGTATTGTATTGATTATCAAGTTGGTCTTGCGTTGCCGTTGGATTTTGTTGTCTATATGTTTCCATACCATTAGAAATATATGTTCGTGCCTTCAAAACCGCAGCATTTGTATCTGATGCATTTTGAATTTGTGCAGCAGAATTTTTCAAATCATTGGCCTGAATAGTTTGTCCTTCTACATAAAAGCCAGCCTTTTGTGCAGCAATAGACAGCCCAGCGTGATCAACGATAGGAGTTGCATTGGGTAGTGGATCACCATTCTTATCAACAGGTTGTGTAACAAAGTTACCACTATTTTGCGTAAGCCAATCATTGAATGATGCTTGTCGTTGTTGAATGGCAGATTGAGCCTGTAATCCAGGGATTTGTGCCTGAGTTGCAGCCTGTTGTGTTTGCGAAGCAGAAATCTCTTGCTGAATTTGCGGAATTTTAGCATTGGCAAGTTTATTCTGAGTTAGAGCATTCTGAAGTTGTGCTACCTGACCAACTTGTGAAAGAGGACTAACTGGTTGATTGGTTTGTAATGGGATAGAAGCATCAATTGCCATATTATTTTATTCCTTTAATCATTTATTTGTAAACCGCTACCAAGTTGATAGCCACTACTTCCGGAATTGAATCCAACAGCCCCTCCAGAAGCATTAAAACCACTACCACCAGCCTGACCACCTGGGTTATTATAACCAACACCTCCATTCATATTACCTATGAGTTGAGAAGTCAAATAACCTGATGTTGCATTTCCAATTGAACCACTTAACGCTGTTGCCTGTCCAACTTCCCCTGCTGCTGTTGCAGATGCAGCACCAGTCAAGTAATTATTGGCTGAATTTACACCAGACATTGTTGTTTGTGCGATAGTGCTACCTGCAGTGGTTCCTGCAGCATTTGCACCTGTCACAGCACCATTACCTGCCAATACGGATAAAGTATTGATATTTTGTTGTTGTTGTGATTGATAATTTTGAAATGCTTGTTGATAAAAGTTACTGGCAGTATTTTCAGCAAAGTTAGTTGCATCTTTCATACCTTGACCAGATTGACTAATACCCAATGCAGCATCGTGTGCCAATGTTTGTTGCTCACCTTGCTGCAATTCAAAGGCGTAACTTGGACTAATTTGTGATGTAAGATCAGCGTTAGTAAAATTGGATAATAAACTACCAGGTGCTTGACTTGCCGCAGCAGAATTTAACTGGGCCTGCGATGCACCATAGTTTGTGGTACCATTAGAAGTTACACCAGTGCCAGTGACTCCACCTGGACCACCACCTGGGCCAATGCCAGGAACATTACCACCTGTAGTAGTTTGTGTTCCACCCGCTGTAACATTAGGAGTTCCCAAACCTAATCCAGACATTAATGCAGAACTGGCTTCCTGTTGTGCCTGCAATTCTGGTGATTCATTCGCTAAGTTTTGTTGATAGATATTCCAATTCAGTTGATTGGTTTCTTGAGTAGCAGTCAATGTATTCGCCGATGCCTGATCAGCAGCACCAGCCTCAGTATTTGCAGCATTCTTTGATGCTTGTGAAGACACAACCCCACCCACTACAGCCGAACCAACAATGGCAGCGGCAACATAGCATATACCTTTTGGATTTAAACCATCGTTCTCTTCATATAAACTATCCTGACGCATCTTCATTATCTCAATCCTCAATTAATTATTTTAGTATAAATCATTTCAGTAGGTTTAAATCCCAACCCTTCAAATAACTTATCGTGAAACAGGTGTAGTTTCGTTCCATTGATAATCTTAACTACACCTAATTCTTTGAAACTATTCTCTGCAAATTTGAACATATCAACACCAATCTTTGATTTACGATATTCTGGTTTCAAATAATATAAATCAACCACTGCGTGTAATGTTGTTGAATAATGCAACATCTTAGTAATTAGACTAATATGATAACCAATCATTACACCATCTAATCTTGTTGTAACGACGTGCAATACGCCATTGTTATCGTGTCGTTTATATGCTTCAAAATCCAAATCTACCGGAACATCTTGATGATCCAGCCCAAGTTCTTGCCAATGTGGTTCAATAAATGGAATGAATTGTTCTACAATATCGTTCCAATGTTCTACTTGATATGTGATATTGTTCATTTCATTTCCTCTATTTTTAAATCTACAATTAAATGCACACGGGGATATTCACTTTCATTATGAACTTCGTGTTCAAGTTCATTTCTGAAAAACCATATCTCACCAGTCTGCATTTCCACTTCTTCATCTCCACACCTAAATTTCACACCAGGTAATCCTGCTAAAACTATGTGAAACCTACACCAGTAATTTGCGTGACTTGGTGTATCTGCGTGTCTATAAATCTTACCATTTGGATTCAGTTTATTTATTAAACATCTTCCAATCCTTGTTGCACCAGTCTCATATGCCAATTTATAAATCAATTCCTTTGCTTCAGGAAAATCCTTTGATGCATCGTGCCAAATATTTTCGTGCTCATCTACTTTACTGAAATGATCTGCCAATTCTTTTTCAGTTTCTTTAACTGATATTGGTGGAAATCTTAATATAATTGTTTCAGTATCTCCGAATGGCCCCTGGGGATAATCCCTTAAATATGTGTCTTCTTTCCAATAAGTATTAGGTAATTTACTTAACTTATTCAGCATTGGTGCTGGATCAAAGTGTTTCAGTTGTGTAAAATTCTTCATAAGTCTCCTCTAAGACTCATATTTATTACTTAACTTGTCCCCTTCTCAACATCAATCATTGCCACAACAATGTTGGCAGGTACTGGATCTGTGACGGTTAATTGAAATACTCTATCCCTTGAACAACCAAGTTGTTGCCATCTTGCGCGTGTATAATATTGTCCTATTTGCCCCATTGGTGCATATATTGGAAATCCAAATGTTACACCACCATCGTCACTATATCGTAAGATAGCCTGGGGTGTAACGGCATTCATAGTATTAGTTCCATTATTAACTAAACCTAATCCTGTTTTGAAGTCAATTTGAATTAATTTATAGAACATCATATTCAAAGAATTTGAAACGTGGGGTGATTGCCTCATTCTGAGCATCATCGCACCATTATCTGTGTAATTATTTGAATCGAAACTATAAATGTTACCAGAGGTGCTATCACCAATAATATGTGTACCATTTAATACACAATGGCAACTACCCAGAAACTGTCCTTGTTGTCCAGATGACATTGTTGATTGAAACTCAGTCCAAAGACCATTGTTTGGATTTGAATCCGATATTGCAGGAATATCAAATACATAAGTTGTTCCACTACCAGTTGCTTGTAAAACATACAGGTAATGACCTTTGATTTGTATACCATATGCATACGCGCTTGATAAGTCACCTAATTGATATAGTGCTTCTTCAATTGCGTGTGTTGAAATTCGTGTAGGTGCATAACCGTTCATATAATAAACTATTGCACCACCTTGCGGGTTTTGACCCAACCAAAATATGGTTCCACCAAGTTGGACAATAGTTGCTTCTGAAATACATCCAATTTGACTATTTTTACCATCTTCACGCACAAAAGGGGTCGAGCCACTGGCTCCACTATCATACCATACTTCGGTAGTTTGTCCACCAAAAATGAATACTTCCCTTGCATTACTGACCAACCCAACTACATCATCTGGGTAACCTTGCTTTGTTGCATAGTTTTCAGCCAAAAAGTTAGTTGATTCCAGATCAGAAATGAATATCTGGTTAGTGCCTTCATAATTAAAAATGAAATATCCATCTTGATATGTTACTTGATTCGTTGGATAAAAATTCGGTGTAGCAGTTGATCCAGGAACTACGGTAGTCAAAGTAAAGGTACCAATATCAAAATAATAACCATTGGTCCCATCAACAATAAAAACACTAATACCATTATCACTTATTGAAACATAGCCAGTATTAGTGGACAGGGTTCCTGTGATCTGTGTGGGAATAGCCAAGGCACCTGTGATTTGATATACTTGATTACCCGAAACTACGATTGATATCTCAGAATTACTGACGGTATATAATCCACCTGGTCTAATTGGGCCTGAACCCACAGTTTGAAGTAAAGTCAAACCGGGTCTTTGCAATAATTCAGTGACTTGACCTTCTTTACCAGTCATTGCCTCATCTTGTTGGGAGATATAATTAACCGTTCGTGAACAATCATACCTGGTATTTGTATCTATGTATGAACCACCAATGAAACCCTTTAACTTCTGTTTATTTTCACTCATAATAATTACCAGCCAAAAGGTGGAGTAAATCCTCCAGTAATCCAATTCCAGTAACCTTGATCTTTAGTCGATAATCCACCATCACCACTCTTATATTGTGGATATGCCGCTGCATTTTGTTGTTTCATTTGCATCACATTGTTATTTGAGATTTGAACAATTTCTGGGGCAGGAACTTTACCATATTCTGGTGCAAGTTCAATTGCCAATGCATATCTAAATAATCTTTCATATCCTGGTGGGTAATTAATCGGAACATCTAATGCTTCAATACTTGCATCAACGAGTGGTTCCCTTAACCAAAGTCTGACTTGTCCACTTTGATTTGGAATAGGGAAGACTGTGATATCTCTTACTGGATAATTGTTATCATCATATAAGCAAAATGCAAATGTTGATGGTGTATTTTTCACTGAGATTGCAGCATATTGTTCCATTGTGACAATTGTAACCGGGATATCAACTTCTTGTGGGTAGGTTGACTGATTCCAAATTACGTATGCCTTTTCAATACGTTGTGGTCTTGTCACAATCCAGTCAGTTTGTTCTTGTGATTGCTGAACATTAACACTGAATAGCGTGGGTGGAGTACCACCACCCAAATAACTTGGATCTACAGTTAGTATGTCTCCTGCTTTATATCCAACACCTGAAAGAACAATTTCAATATTAGTAACTGATCCATTTTGAATTGTAACATTTACAATACCACCAGTTCCTTGTGTGCTTGCTGATGTTGGTGCAACATATGCATTTTGGAATGGATCGGTAACTGGAGCAATATTAATTGGCTCAGTATATTCAATGTTGCCATAACTGGCCATATCATAATCCCCGTGTGGAATTACAATCCCACCAACTACATCAAATTTTGCAATCGCGCCAGCACCAGGACCGTTGATTTGATCTAATGTTCCTGGAATAGTTGTGTAATCTGTTCCATCTGCATAACCAGCACCGCCATCACCTACATTCACGGCAATCATTTCACCTGAATCGTATGGTTGTGGATTAAATATTGATGCTCTAAGTGTTGTTCCACCAGAAGATATTGCTGCTTTTAATGGCACATTGCTGAATACTCCAGAATTACCGGAATTATATCCTACACCTGCTGTATTCCCTGTTCCTTCTGAACCACCAGTCATTGCTGTTAAATTCAATGATAACAATGATCCCACGTTTGAGTTTGCTGGGCCTAATGTATAGACTTGTTGGCCTGCATTAATTGGAAAAATATATGGTGTTTTTGTATAAATCAGATATGGTTCATTACTCCACATATCTGTTAATGTATCTAATGCGTATAATGCATTATTGATTTGATTGGAGTCTAATGTCTGTCCCTGGCCAACGACATTAATTAATCGATACGATGATGTAATGAGATCTCTAAGCGTGTGTGCCATTTCAGTGACTTCCTATATTAAAAAAGGCCACCCATCGGTGACCCTTTTATTTATTGCTTCAATTAAGCGACAACTAAGCCTAAGTTTTCAAGTGCTTGAGTTAATGTAATTCCAAGTCCTGACAATGATTGCTGAGTTGTTCCTGCATTACCATAAAACCCAACTGGTTCTGTAGTAGAGTTACCAACGATAACTCCGAATACACCACCTGATAGAACGAATGGGTTACTTGTGCCTTCTGTATTTGGTGCTGACATAATATATTTCCTTTTAAATGTTTATAATTGGGACCGAAGTCCCACCGAATTAGTTAGTGCAGATACGAGCCGCTAACTGCTCATACAAAGTAGCCCAAGCAACCATTGTATCGAAACGATCTACTACTTGGTTAGTTCTAATATCGAACTGACGAACATAGCGAATACCAATACCTGTTTCTGGGTCCATTTCATATGCTGCAAATTCAACACCACCTGGCAATTCAAGTTCTTTGTTTGCCAACATAAATGCATCACGGTGCAATACCAATGCGTTTTGTGTTGAAACACCGGAGCCACCTAACATACTGATTGCTGCATCAGGTGCTGGCAATGCTGATACGTTTTGGAATGGACCTGAACTATTCAATGCTGGTGATACCTGCCAAGTATATGCTGTACCTGAACCTGCTACGCCAGTGACTGTGAATTGTTGCAAAGTGCTATATGATGTCTTAGTTTGTGGATTGACAGAATAAATTCCAGCAATAGTGAAAATATCACCAACGTTTGGTGCGTGACCACTTGTTCCCACTGTTACTGCCAATGATCCAGATAATGGATATTGAGATTCAGATGGATTAGTTGGAGTTGAAGTTACTGTCGCATCACCAGTTGCAGCCACTGTACCATTGGTATGTGGAAGAACTAATTGTGATAAGAAGTGACTTGCACCACCGAATTCACCTTGCAAACCTTTGATATAGATTTCACCGATTTCTTTCTGTGGATTAAACAATGTGCGACCATTGCTTGCCAAGATTGCATTAAATGCTGGACCGTTGAAAGAAGAACTCATTCCATCTTCAATTGGTGCATCATTTTGTTGCAAAAGAACCATTGCATTAAGAATTGCATCTAATGCTGTGGAACTTGTCAATGCAGTACCTGGTGTACCAACTGCGTTATACACGTTGTTGATAAGTTGCATACCGATTGCTTCAACTTGGTTGGCAATACGTTTGATTGCAGGTGCAACTAAACGCTTGCTGACATCGTCAAACGAGAATGTCAATTCTTGTGATGTGAAACTTGTATCAACACCAATTGGAACTGTGAAAGTCAATGGGCTGTATGTTTCTGTTTGTGCTTGAATATCAACAACTGTGCCAGTGCGGATATTGTAACGGGCTGGACGTCTTACGTTGATAGTCTGACCGATCTTTGCGCCTTTAACGCCAAAGTCATCATCCCAGTCACGTGCGACACGTTTTGCCAATACTAAATTGTTGCTAAGAATTGCCGCAGCATCAGGTGTAATCATACTGATGGTCTGTAGCGTATTTGATGGGGCTGCCATAATTTATGTCCTTTATATAGGGTTTATAATACCTTACTAACCTCTGCGATGTGCTGCTTTTCGTGCTTCGATAAACTTTTGTCTATCTTCCAATGTTTCCAATTTATTACTTGCTTTGGATACTAATGGTGCCGCACCTGTAACTGTCGCCACTGGTTTTGGGGCCTGTTTAATTTGTTTTATCGGTTCAACCGTTTGTCCCGATAATTTCATTTCTAACTTAGCCACTTCCTTTAACTGCGAAATTGGACTAAGTCCACTAATTCTGTCAAATTCTTTGAAATTCTTACTAAGATAATAGGCTATTTGTGGGCCAATATCAGACTCTAAAATAGATGCTTCAAGTGACTTTGGAACTGATACTGCATTGAAAAACTTTACACTTCTTTCAAAGTCTGGTGTTTCCTTTGCAAATTCTGCACTTTTTCTTAAATACGCATCAACAATATTTCTTTGCTGACTTTCGTGATTAATCTTAAGTGTAGTCCATTGTTCCATATCTTTCTCATATTGTCCAGGGTTACTGGCATAATGAGCGATGACTGGTTTCGCTGGTAGTTCAAAAGTTTGTTGAGTTTCTTGCTTTTGTGCTGTGGCTTTATTACGCCAAAACTCAAGTTCCTCTTCCTTTTCTGCTTCTACTTCCTGTCGTGTCTTGCTACGAACCTTTTCTACTCGTCTCTGCACAATTTCATTGACTTTTTTAGAATCAATTTTACCATCTGATGCACTCTTTTCGATTTCATCTTCATCCTCCCTTGTGGATGCAATAGTCTGATCTTCTACTGTTTCGTCTGTTGCTGACAGGACGCTAATTGTTTCTGGTAATTCCGAGTTATCGGTAACCGCAGCATTGTGGGTAAGGTCATTCATCGTTTCAGCCTCTTTAAGAGTAATTGTTAATTTGCCTGGTTTAAGTCCAGTATCTATAATGTCTTATTTATGCTTTCAGGTAAGATCGGATATGTCATCCACATCATTATCTATACCTGTTGTGGAATCCTTCAGAGATTCTTCGTCTTCCTTCATACTTTTATTAACTTTGTGGTGATGTTCCATTGTATCATCTGCAATACTTGCCGCAGCCACCGTTGCATTGATTTTAAGTTGATCACGTTGAAGTGCAATCTTCTCTTTATCCAATGCAATTTCTTGTTTCTTAATTTCAGATTCAATGATAATCTTCTCTTGTTCAAATTGAAGTTTCTCTTGATGTTCTTTATAAGAATGTTGAACCTGAACTGTCTTGAGTTGATTATCATTCTTAGCCATTTGTAGTTGCATTTGAAGTTCTGCAATCTTTTGTTTATCTGGAGCAATTTCAGTTTGCATTTTACCCATTTGTTGTTGCAAAGAGGATACCTGTGCCTTTAATTGTGGCACTAATGTTTCGGCTTGTTGTGGATTCATAGGTTGACTTGCTTCTAACACATTTGGAGGAACTGCTGCTCTCAATCGTGCTGCTACCTCAGTATGCCCTGGCCAATCAGCATTTGATACAACGATATCTGCGATTAATGGTGCTGCCTGTGGGTAAACTCCGATTAATTGCATTTGCGCATCCATTGCTTCCTGACGTTTCGTTGCATAACTTGCACCCGATTCAATCGCCACACTGAATTTTGCTTCTTCCAGCATTCTTTCAGGATGATCATTGAAACTTGCGTGATAGTTTTCACCTGTGATTTTCTGTAAAGATAAATTTCTACCAGGTTCAAGATAGAAACTCGGGATTGATTGAATGAGAATTCGACCAACCTGAGCGATACTCTCTCTGATATTATCCTGAAACACAAAGTTATTAGTGCGTGAATTCTCACTCCTAACCAACAAAGCACGTCCACTCTCTGGTTGTTGTGCTGCCTGTGGATTTCTGGACATTGGGTCGATACCGCCACCAATTCCCTGCAAGTCTTGAATGCTCTGTGATACTAAAGTGTCTACCATTTGTATAGGTAACTGTGCAGTAGCCATTGTTGGTCTATCATTTGGTGATAACGGATCGCGTTTGAATGTCAGGAATGCCGGATTACTGACGTGAGCATTAGCCCATTCATATGGATTATCTTCAAACATAACACTTGTTCCCAAGAATGGTGCCTTAGTTGATAACATAACCATCTCTGCTTGCCAGTTCTGATACCAATCAAGTTTCTTCTGAACATCTCTCATTGGTTGAATTACACCACTAACTTTACGTTCACCATTGTTCCAAAACTCCAGTCCTTTGAATGCTACAATAGGAATCAATTCACCTGGCCACTCTGATTCTTCCAGTATTTCTTTATCATTGATAATATAATGTTTAACCACACATTTATCAA